GAAGAGCTGTAGTTAAGAAATCTGGTAACTCAGATATCACGTTCGTTGCTAGTGTGTTTACGGGTGCACTTGCGACTTTTGGATTATCCACTGGTAATAGTAAGGATAAAGGTAATGGAACTCCTGTGAATTGTCCTATGGTAAAGAAAAAAGAATGAAGAAATGGCTTTTACTCTTAATGCTGTTTTCCCCCTCGGTGGCAAGAGCAGAGTTAGTCACGCCACAGTTCACACAAGGAAGTATGAACTCAACGACGACTACAACTCAGGAGATCGTGGAGGAAATAACCACCACAACTTATGGCTCCGCACTAAATTCATGGGATGGAATCAATATTACTCATACTTCAGCAACATCTGGAGGACTAGTAGATTCAGATTCCGTCTTCACGCTACATACAGTTGGCGATCCCTTCTCATTAGAAATAGTGACAAGAGCAGCCAGCCAGGTACTGTCAGTAACAGAAATAGAAAGAGAAATCGACACTACCTCTACTACAGTTTCCTTATCAGTCTTCTCACAGTAGGATGCACTCCTGCATATGCTGGTGAAGGTGAAACAAATAACACTTCTAACCCCGTGGCGGCTGCAACGGGCAATGTGACCAACCAAGCCGTCCAATTTCAAAACAATGGTGCTCCATCCAGACAACATTATGGTCCCAACATAAGTTGTAATGGTAGTACTATGACCTTCTCTCCTTTCTATATGGGGAATCATACCAAACCTTGGGATATAGATGAAGGTAATATGACTCCCTCTAGCTATACTATGGCTGAAAACTGGGGTGGTCAGATTAATTTCATGATCCCTTTAGATAGAGAAGGTTTAAGACGGTGTAGATCTATAGCTGCTCAACAACATGAGAAGATGAAGTTGAATTATGAGTTAGTTAGAATAGATAACTGCGCTAAACTTCAACAGAAAGGCTTTATGTTACTACCTGGTTCACGTGTGTACCACTTATGTAGTGATGTAATACCTATAGCTGCTTATAAAAAGGCAGAAAAACAGGTTCAAGAATGTAAAGAACCACCAAAGCCTTGGTATAAACCTTGGCAATCAAGTAAACCTAAATGTCCACTAAAATGACCTTATTAATCAAGCCCATCCTCCTCGCCTTTATTAAATCAGATTCAGTTAAACAGTTACTAGTCGATGTATTAGAAGCTTATGTAAAGAGAACTGATAATAAACTTGATGATAAAGCACTCGAAGTTGTAAAAGAAAAACTATTCTCTTAAATTATGGATTCTGGAACAAAAGCTTTAGAAGAAATGTCTAGAGCTCAATCTGATCATCTACGCAAATATGGGGAACATGACCCTGTATTACAAAGACGTATTGATGCTCTTAGAAAAAGAAAGGGTTTAGCTAAGAAAAAGAAAGATCCTGAAGATGCCTATTCAAAACCTTTGAAAGGTGCTCCAAAAGGACACAATATAGCTAAGAAAAAGAAGACTAAAAAATCTAAACTTAAGATAGCATAATGAAAGACGGTACTGGAAGAGAATTCAACGATGAATTAACAGACTTTCTAGAATGGTATTTAGATGAAGGTGTAAGCCCTTATGTACCATTAAATAGATCCTTACATTTTGTAGAAGGTCTTACTTCGCTTTGTATTTATAGGCATGGTCAATTTCAAGTAGAACTCGTTACTGTAACTCCTAACACCTATATCCCACCACATACTCACCCCAATGTTGATTCTTATGAAGTAGCGTTAAGAGGTGTCGAATTTTACTTAGATGGTAAGACTATCTTACCTATGTGGTTCGCTAATCAACCTGATAAAAACAGCAATTTATCTGCTGCTCACCATAAAAAGGTACGAGTACTACCTTCTAATGAACACTCTGCTCAAGCAGGTACAGAAGGTGGTTGCTTCTTGTCAGTTCAACATTGGCTGAATGATGTAGAACCATCAGCAGTTGGAATGGATTGGAAGGGTGGTTCATGTATGGGAGATTCCCATGATACACAAATAACTTCAACAGAGGAAAATGCCTAACAAAAGAACAGGTCCAGACTACTTAGATAAAAAGCCCAAAGCAAAGAAGGCAAAACCAAAGGTACATCACAGAAGTTCTCCTGGTCCTGATACAAGAACACCTTGGGAAAGAGGGGGCTTTAAAAATAAAGCTGAGTACGATAAGCTGCCTCAAAAATATAAAGACATGTTAAACTAATGGCTAAAGCCACAGAACAAGAGTTCAATGAGTTACATAACCTTGTCACTAATGAATTCCTTAAAAGAGTGAAAAGTGGTGAGGCTACTACTCAAGACTTAAAAGCAGCCTGTGATTGGCTTAAAACTAATGATATAAGTGGTGTTGCTTATGACGGTAACCCATTAGATAAGCTAAATAGGATAATGCCTAAAGTAGATCCAGAACTTGTTACTAGGAGACTATATGGCAAAGCAAAGATTTAGTGGCCCTAAATACGCTAATGGTAATCACAAATCACAACAGAAAGCGTATATGAAAGGTAAGGGTCGTAAGATCCGCCTTGAAGCAGACAGATTAGCTGCTAAATTACCAGGTGGAAAAGTTGGAGATGGGTTGGACGCCTCTCATAACAAGAATGGTCCTGGTAAACACGGTTGGGAGAAAGCCTCTTCCAATCGTAAAAGCCGTCTAAAAGTAAAACGTAAACCTAACTAATTATCATGGGAAGACCTAACTTAAAAGAACGCCAAGCAAATCAAAAGAGAATCCAAAAAGAGAGAGAGGAGAAACGAGCTAAGAGAGAACAAGAAAAGAAAGATAATCCATACAAAGGACTCTCGAAAGCAGCAATTACAAAACGTCAATCTAGGTTACGGATTAAAGAAAATTCTAAACTTCGACAGGAGCAGAAGAATAAAGGAAAAACAACAAGTAAGAAATCAACTGCATCATCAAGAGCTAGAGCTAAGAATGTAGCTATTCATGGTGAAAAGAATATCGCAGCATTAGAAGCAAGAAATAGAGCTTTCCAAGAAGCTAAGAAAAAAGGTACACACCGTAAAAAGAGACTAACTAATGCTGAGAAATTAAGGCAGCGTCGTGGTAAATAGGAGGTAACTCATGGGTTCTAGCTTTATGAGATTAGGCAAAACTGCCCTACGCGAAGGTTTTGAACAAATCTCAAAACAACTGACTAAAGAACAACCAAATGTAGCAGGTAAGATACTAGGAGGATTAGATAACACAACCAAAAATTTTCTATCTAAAGAAATAGTTGATTATCCTCCTTCAGCTACAGAGTTAAAAGATATAATGAGAAATCATCCTGAAGATTTTCCTATTTGGCTTAGACAATTGAAAGGAGAGAAGGTTAATCAACAAACTGCTGACGGTATTCAGGAGATTGCTAATAAAGCAAATAAACCTGAAGTTGCTGCAAAAGCTGCAGCAGTAGCAGATCAACTTCCTGAACCTCCTCCTGTACATAATTTAGCTGACATTAATCAGCAAAATCAATGGAAGAAAGACACACTTGCTACATGGTTATTAGAAAATGAAGACGCTATAAGAAGTGGCGAAATAGATGCAACTTCTAATAATTTTGGCGAAATTATCTATAAAAATAAAAGGAAAAGAGTTAGTACAAAAAGTATTGAAGCTTTTCTTGATAGTCCTGGTAATGATGTTAAACTTTTAAAATTAAAAGATGCATCACTTGAACCAGCTACAAGAGATGTGCAAGCAGATTTTGCAAATATTGATGTAGCAGTAAAATCCCTTGAAGATGCAAATAAAGCATTCACTGAAGGCAAAGGCCAAACTGGGGTAAATCCTGAATGGTTAAATCCTGAATCTATGCGTAAAGGTTCTAATAGAGGTGCTAATTATGCAAGACAGATAATCAGTAAAATACGGAAATTACCCGGATTTGAAGAGTTTGATGTTCAGCAAGGACATGCAATCGATTTGTCAAAGAATAAAGGTACAGATGTTTATAGATCATTTATGGCAGAGACTGGTGTTGGAAACAGAGCTTCAAATAGAAAATCAATAGGAGGATCTCCTTTTGATAATGAAGCTATGGCAGCATTAGGCCAACCTGGTGGTGCTGAACTTGAAAAAGCTGCTGCTATTAAAGGTACTGGACCAAGAGCTACTCAAAGAAGAGAAGAGTATAAACAATTTGGTTGGTTACAAGCAGTTTGGGATGAAGCACTTCAAGCAATGGATACTAAAGGACAAGGTATGCAAGAAGCTAATAAACTTTTAAAAGCTCAACGTGATGCTTTAAAAAAAGGTGAATTAGCTGGTCTAAAGAATTTCACATTACCCGGTTCTAAGGTTACATTAGATGATATGCTTTTAATACAACAACTTGCATTAAAAACTGGTGATCCAACAAGTGCTGCAGAAACAATTATTGCAGAACGAGAACTTTTGGAATGGGCGAAAGCACTTGGATTAGTTGATAATAAAGATACATTTGCTATTTTGAAAAAGTATATGAAACATATAGATACTAGAATTAAGGTAGAAGATGCTAAAGCAGCTGGAACACAGACATTTAAACATTCAGATACTCCTTTAGATAAATATAAATTCACTAAATTACCAAGTCAAGCTACAGGTAAATAATGAATAACGTCCTAACCGCCCTACAAGACGACTTTAAGCTGTTCCTACAAGCTCTGTGGGAACAACTTGACTTACCCTCGCCTACTAGGGCTCAATACTCAATAGCGGACTATCTACAGAATGGACCAAAAAGATTACAGATCCAAGCCTTTAGAGGTGTTGGTAAATCTTGGATTACTGGTGCTTTTGTTTTATGGACGCTCTTTAAAGATCCTGAGAAGAAAATAATGATCATATCTGCATCTAAAGAACGTGCAGATAACATGTCAATCTTTTTACAAAAACTTATCATTGAAACTCCATGGCTAGTACATCTCAGACCGAAATCAGACGACTCTCGCTGGAGTCGCATCAGCTTCGACGTAAACTGTTCTCCTCACCAAGCCCCAAGCGTAAAGTCCGTGGGCATAACTGGACAGCTAACCGGAAGTCGCGCAGATTTGATGATTTTGGACGACATAGAGGTACCTGGAAACTCCATGACGGAGTTAATGCGTGAGAAATTACTTCAACTCTGTACGGAGGCTGAATCCATCCTTACGCCAAAAGACGATAGCCGTATTATGTATCTCGGGACTCCTCAGACTACTTTTACTGTTTATCGTAAGTTGGCAGAGCGTGCGTATCGTCCCTTTGTTTGGCCCGCCCGATACCCCAAAAACCTCTCACAGTATGAAGGATTGATTGCTCCTCAGTTACAAGAGGATATAGATATGGGTGCTCTATCGGGCACCTGTACAGACCCAG